CATTTCTGTACACTCAAATGTCAAGATGATTTTTGGGGAATGTATGCAGATAGAATAATACAATACATAGGTCTTATTGATATCCCATTTACAAGACCAGTTGAATCAGAAAGTAGATATCAGATGAGAAGTAGAATATCTGATGCAGTACAAGAAGAATGGGGTGGCTGGGATAGTGTTAAACTTAATTACAGAAGATACAATGAAGAAGTTGAAAGAAGATTAAACGAGGAAATAAGAAGAAACAATGAATCTGATGTATAGTATATATAGCCCCCCTGAGGTGATAAGAGAGTATATCATAAAATGAAAACAAATACTATTAGACACATTGTCGCAGTATGCTATGATTGTGGTAAAAAAGCAGATACATATGAAAATGATGTGTACTATTGTGCCACTTGTATGTATAATAAACTAACTAGAAGAAAAAGATATCGTGGAAAAAGTAACAGCAAAAATACAAGACAAAACACCCGAGTGTAAATTGGCTCGTAATGTTTTGTCTAGGGCAGTGATGGACTATGCAGGTGTTTGTAGTTCAGATAGTTTTACAAGTATAAAAATATTAAAAGATGATGCAAGGTATTTTATTCATGAGTCAAAAGACCTTGAACATTGGTGCGATATGGCAGAAATAAGCGAGTCGCAAGTGCGTGAGGTTGCGGCTAATTTGACACAAGCATTAAAAGATGGTAAATTAAAAGGTAAGCTAATTCAACCATTAGTAAATAAAGTATTCGATAGATTATGACAATTAAAAAATTAGAAAAAAAGATAGGCACACTATCTAATACAAGTAAAATGCCTTCCTATTCATTTGGCACTTCAGCATTTGATTGTAAGGTAGGTGATATACTTGCAAAGATAAAAGGCACAACTTGTTTTGGTTGCTATGCTCGTAATGGGAACTACAGGTTTCCTGCCGTTAGACTAGCACATAAGTTTAGATTAGAAGCTATCAATGAACCTTACTGGGTTGATGCTATGACACAATTAATTACAATTAAATATTCTAAAATAAAAAAAAGTAAAAAATATTTCAGGTGGTTTGACTCTGGAGATATACCAAGTTTAGAAGCATTACAAAAAATATTTCAAGTGTGCAAGAATACACCTGACATAAATCATTGGTTGCCTACACGTGAGTATGGTGTATTAAAATACGTAGAGCAAAAAGATATACCAGATAATTTAATTATTCGTGCAAGTGCAATCAAAGTAAATGGCAACCCACCAAAGTTTTGGCAGTGGACTTCTACTGTTCACACAAAAGGTAAGAAACATATTGGTAAGAAATGTCCTGCAATGAATCAAGATGGTCAATGTTTAGATTGTCGTAATTGCTGGAAGCGTTCTATCAAAAACATTTCATATGAACAACACTAACTGAAAGGATATCATATGGACACATCAACAATAAAACAAGCAGTTGAATTAAGAAAGGCACATCTTAATTTAATTAGATATTCACTCGACAAGGGTCATAGCATTACTGTACACTATGGAGCGGGTGATGATGAAGTAACAAACTCAACTGACTATGAAAAAATAAAAAAAGCATCTGAAGCCTGTGATGAAAGTTATATACTAATATATGACCACAACAAAAAAAGAATAGGTTGGGCTTGGGTTATCTTTGGTAATGAAGATAATGAATTAGTATCTGACTACAGCGTTACAGATTATATGGATAAATGGTGGGATCAATTTCAAGAAATGTACGAGGCTACAGAATGAGCAGACCAGAAATACCATTAAAAATAATGGGTTGGCATATGGATATTACTTGGACAGATGGTAAGACAGAAACTATTACTGATTTTCCAGATGATATATCACAAGCCATTAATGATTACTTAACTGAACTGGAGGTAAATAGATATGAAAGTGAACTTGAGCCAGAGATCAAAGAAGAAAATCAAAAAAGTTCTTCGTGATGCTTTTGATGGGTGGTATCACTCATTAAGTAAATGTGGAGATACTCAAACTGAAATGATAAAAGTACACGCAGTTGAATATGTTGTTGATAAAATAGTTGATGATGCCTGTATAGATTTCAAAAGTATTTACATAAATAAAAGAGACGTTTAGCTTGACAAATAAATAAAACTATGGTAGGAGAATTTTATGAATACTTATAGAGTTAGAATATGGGCATTTGGATATTATGGAGAGTTCAATATAAATCTAAATGGAGAGGTAGATACCCCACAAATCAATAGCAATATAGTTGCATACTGCAGAAAAAATTTAATTAAATTTAGAAAAGATAGGTTTAGACATATCTCACTTTGTCAAGTTACGTGGGAAAAATTATGAAATACAAAGAGCAGTTAAGTATAGTATCAGCTTTTATGATTCCACCAGATACAACTATGCGTATGGACTGCCCATTCTGTCATAATAAAAATACATTAAGTATTACGAATGATGACTACCTTTTAAGCTGGTACTGTTTTCATGCCTCTTGTAAGGCAAAAGGTACAGAAAAAAAAGGTGTATCTATGAAGTCAGTTAAAAAAATTTTTGATCCTCAACCAATAATTGAGAGTGACATTTTTAATGTACCAGATTCTTTTAAACAAGTATATACAAATCAGAAAGCAGTAAACTGGGCTAAAGCATATAATTGTTGGGAGGCTTGGTCTTGGGGTAGAGTTAGATTAAGATATGATGTAAAACAAAATCGTTTAGTTTTTTTAATAAAAGATTTTGAAAGTGATGAGATAAGAGGTGCTGTAGGTAGATCATTAGATAGGGAGACACAACCTAAATGGTATATGTATGGAAATAAAAAATATCCTTTTTACTGTGGAGAAATGGAAGATGCTATACTTGTTGAAGATTGTGCTTCAGCATGTGCCGTATCTAGTATAGCAACAGGTATTGCTATGATGGGTACATCATACAATGATGAATGGAATAAATACTTAAAAAAATTTAAAAAAATATTTATATGTTTAGATAGAGATGCTACGACCAAAGCATTTGACATATCAAATAAAATAAGATATGTGGGTAATATAGAAGTTATTGTAAAGATTTTAGATGAGGATCTAAAAAATTTTGAAACCGATAAAATAAGGAGTATAATCTATGACAAATAAAATTATAGTAACAATACTAGGATTGTTATTATTTGTTTCTTGTACAAAAAATCCAAAGAAGATAGAGTTTGGTAAGCAGTGTACAGGTGATGGTAGCGTCTATTCATACGTATGGATTAAAGATGTTATTGGTGAAACAGATGTTAAAAAAACAAACTGTATATAGTAATGGTTGAAAAGCAAATATTAAAATTATTTTTAAACAAAAAGTATTTTAATAAATACAAGGGAACATTATCCAGAAGTGTGTTTGAGGGTATGGTAGGTTCACTGTACGATACTATACAAAAGGCACATAGTAAATATGATAGTGATATTAGTATTGATGAACTATATTCTCTACATACTTCTGTTTATAATCCAGCACTTACACGTGCAATGAAAATTAGTGTAAGTGAATTAGTAGAAGATATTAGAACAATAGATGTACCTAATGAAAAGATAGCAGATGATATTATAAAAGTTATGCAGGATAGAAATGTTGCCCAGAAGATAGCAGTAGAAGCAACTGAAATATTTAATGGTAGACCTGCAGATTTTAATGTTATATCTAAAATTATAGAACATCACGAGCAAGATAAACCAGTTGAGCAAATAGATTCTGTAACAGATAATATTGGTGAATTAATCAATCAATTAAATGTTACTACAAAATGGAAGTTTAATTTAGCTGAACTAAAAAATAATATTGGTGGCGTTGGTGATGGTAATTTAATGATTGTATTTGCTAGACCTGAAACAGGTAAGACTGCTTTCTGGGTTAGTCTTGTTGCAGCACCATATGGTTTTGCCGAGCAAGGCGCAAAGGTACACGCATTTATAAATGAGGAACCTGCTGTTCGTACACAGATGAGAGCTATTAGCAGTTATACTGGATATAATAAAGATCAGATCATATCTAACATACAACAGGCACATCAAGATTGGATTAAAATAAAAGATAATATTAAAATGTTAGATGTTGTTGACTGGACTATACAGGATATTGATAGGCATTGTGAGTTGCACAAACCAGATATTATTGTTATAGATCAGTTAGATAAAATAAATATTACAGGGACATATGCAAGAACAGATGAGAAACTTAGAGCAATATATACAAGTGCAAGAGAGATTGCAAAGAGAAGAAGCTGTGTTGTGATAGCTATATCACAAGCATCAGCAGACGCACACAACAGAGATTTCATTTCGTTTGATATGATGGAAAACTCCAAAACAGGAAAAGCTGCTGAAGCTGATTTAATTATTGGTATAGGTAGAAATTCATCTATTGATAGAGATAATATTAATAGAACTTTATGTGTAAGTAAAAACAAAATCACAGGTTGGCATGGAGAACCAAGCTGTAGATTATTTAGAGAGATAAGTAGGTACGATGATTAGCACAGTTGATGTAGAAACATCTTTTAAAAAAGATGAGAATGGTAAAATAAATCCATTACCATTTAATCCAGAAAATATATTAGTAAGTGTAGGTATAAACAGAGAGTATTATTTTGTAAATCATACACAGAAAGTAGATAGTGATTGCCACGAGAAGATACAAAAAATTTTAGATAGTACAACTTTACTAGTTGGTCACAATATTAAATTTGATTTAACCTGGTTGCTTGAATCTAATTTTAAATACAGTGGTCGTGTCTATGATACTATGATTGGAGAGTATGTTTTAGCTAGAGGATTACGAAAAGGTTTATCTCTTGATGCTTCGTGTAAGAGAAGAAAGATTGGAATGAAAGATAAAAGAATAGAAGAGTTTGTTGATCGTGGTGTTTCATTTGAAAATATACCTGTTGATCTAGTTGAAGAATATGGTAGACAAGATGTTGCTATTACACGCAAACTCTTTAATTCACAGATGGAAGACTTTAAATTAAAAAAGAATAAAGGTTTGGTTAAAACAATTAAGATGATGAATGAATTTTTAGTTGTATTAACTGAAATGGAACGTAATGGTATTCACATTAATATGACTGATCTACTTCAAGTTGAAAAAGAATACAATGCTGAGTATGCTTATCTAAGACAGAAGATAGATAAAATTATTTATGATAAGATGGGTGATACAAAAATAAATCCAAATAGCACAGAGCAGTTATCGTGGTTAATATATTCTAAAAAAGTAAAAGACAAAAATGTATGGAAAAGATTATTTAATGTAGGCGTTGATAAATCCACAGGTAAATCAAAAAGAAGACCAAAGTATTCTAATTCACAGTTACAGTCTCTTATAAAAGAACATACCGAGACTCTACATAAGACCAATGCAACACAATGTATTGGCTGTAAGGGGAAGGGTGTTGTCAAGAAAATAAAAAAAGATGGCACACCCTTCAAAAAATATTCTAAATGTTCTGAGTGTTCAGGAGAGGGTGTAGTTTATACTAAGATTGCTAAAATAGCAGGGTTTAATCAAAGTGCAAAAAGTGTCTATGAAATAGCAGAAGGTGGATTTAAAACTGATAGACTTACATTAATAAAATTAGCATCAAGATCAGAGGGTCAACTAAAAGAATTTATAGAAGCTATTGTTAGATTCAATGCCATTGATACATATTTACATACATTTGTTATGGGTATAAAATCATTTACTAATGGTAATGGTTTGCTACATCCTAAGTTTATGCAATGCGTTACATCTACTGGCAGATTATCTAGTCGTGATCCAAATTTTCAAAATCAACCTAGAGGTAAAACATTTCCTATTCGTAAAGTTGTAAACTCTAGATTTAATAATGGTAAAATTATTGAGATTGATTTTGCACAATTAGAATTTAGAACAGCAGTATTTCTTGCACAAGATAAACAAGGTATAGAAGATATAAAAAATAATGTTGATGTCCATAAATATTCTGCTGACATCATTGGTGTGTCTAGACAAGATGCAAAGGCACATACTTTCAAACCTTTATATGGTGGAGTGACTGGTACAGAAGATGAAAAAAGATATTACACTAAATTTTTAGAGAAGTATTCTGATATAAAAAAATGGCATGATGAATTACAAACTCATGCTATAAAATATAAAGTTGTTAGGATACCATCTGGTAGAGAATACTCATTTCCATTTGCAGAGAGAATGCCATGGGGTGGGTCTAGCTATGGCACACAGATAAAAAATTATCCAGTTCAAGGGTTTGCTACAGCTGACATTGTACCGATTGCTTGTATACAAATACATAACTTAATGAAAAAAAATAAAGTAAAGAGTTTACTAATCAACACAGTTCACGATTCTATTGTAGCTGATGTTTATCCTGGCGAGGAAGATGTGATGAGTAAAATATTTAAACAGGGTGCATCGTCTGTAGTATCTGCAATGAAAGATTACTACGGAATAACTTTTAATGTTCCACTTGACTCAGATTTAAAAATAGGGTACAATTGGTTAGAGATGGAGGAAAAAAAATGTATATAGATAAAACAAGTATAGAAGTTATTGGAGATAAATGGATTGAAGGAAAAGAAAAACCTGAGAAAGATTCAGTTCTAAACTCTTTTAATTTTGATGATGGCATTCATGCAAAAGATTTGGCTAAATTTTTAGAACATTTGCAAGAAGATCATAGACATAAATTTTGTGGTGATGTAGAGTGTCACATTACTATAAGGCAAAGAGACTACTAATATGCAAATAATAGAGAGAAATCAAATAGAAGCATTAGAAACTTTAGACGAGTTTGATGATACATCAGTTGATGGTGTTGTTGAATACCAAGAGTTAGTTTCTAATCATGGTGATATACCTAAAAAATTATATTTAAATGAAAACCACCCACACTATAATGATATGCTGTATTACGCACAAGTGGATGGTGTAACAGTAATACCAACAACAGGGAAAACAAAAGTATGCTAGATTTTTTTAAGTTTGCTTTGCAATCACCAACAGATTATATTTTAATGACTATATTTTTAATACTAGCATTAGAAAATATAGTAAAATTAATAAAATTTTTAATAAAGTAACTCTTGACTTTTTTACAAATATGTGGTATAGTAATAACAACATAGGAGGATTGTAATATATGGACAATCAATTAATAGATACAAAGACAATGTCTGACGAGCAGATTATGAAAGCTATCGGACAAGATTCTGGTGGAGGAGAAGGTAATAATATTCCAAGACTAGCGATCAATAGAAACCCAGAGGATGATGATGGAAATGCATTACCCGTTGGTAATTTTTATACTTATGATGCAAGTGTTGGCACAAATGTATTTGGTAAACCTGTAACGTTTAGACCATTTATAAGTGCTATGCAATACATGCATTATGAACCAGAGAAGGGTGAGTATGTAAATAGATCAATCATTTTTAAAAGTTGGAAAGAGGAAGCTATTGATATTCAGGGTGGAACTAGATGTAATAAAGTACCGTACAAAGATAGAGATAGTTTATCTCCAGAAGACTTAGCTGAACAAAGAAAAATTAGATGTTATAGATTACTATATGGTCTAGTTAGTTTTGATTCTAAAACTTCTGATGGTACAGATCATAAAGTAAAAAATCTACCTACACTTTGGAGAGTAACTGGTACAAGTTTTGCACCAGTGGGTGCTGCGATTGAGCAGATTAATAAAAGAAAAAAACTAATGTTTAGTTGTACATTTACTTTAGATAGCAAGAGACAAAAAAAAGGTGGTAACACTTTTTATGTTCCTGAAATAAAAGTAAATGCTGATGCTAATTTAAAAATGTCTGCAGAAGATATGGATAATTTAAAAGCATTTCAAGAAACTATTAATTATGAGAATAATGAAATAGCTAACTTGTACCAACAAGCAAAAGGTAAAAAATCTAATGGTAGTGATACAGTATCAGCTAAGATAGTGGATGATATGGATGATGAGTTACCTGATCCAGCACAGGTATTTGCTAAATAATGAACTCTATACTACATAAAGTTCAGTTATACTTAGACAAAGCTACTAAAGATACTGTAGAAGTTGATAGTAAACTTGTTGAAGAGTTTGGTGAGGCGTGTAAAAACGCCTTGCTAAAACAATTTTCTGAACCTAGAAAAGAAAAGAAGTCACCTAGAATGAGTAGTATAGGTAGACCACTATGTCAACTACAGATGGAAGCTAAAGGTATTAAAGGAGAAGGTGCACCATATAATTCTAAAATGAGAAATACATTTGGTGATTTAATAGAAGCGTTAGCTATATTTGTAATGAAATCAGCAGGAGTTAATATTGAAGATGAACATAAAAAAGTACAGTACAAAAAAGATGGAACCATCATTGATGGTGAATATGATACAAAAATTGATCAAAAAATATGGGACATTAAAAGTGCCTCACCATATTCGTTTGAAAAAAAGTTTGGAGAGTCTGGAGGTTTTGAAGCAGTTGCAGAAGACGATGCCTTTGGTTATGTACCACAAGGTTATCTATATTCCGAGTCATTAAAACTTCCCTTTGGTGGATGGATTGTTATTAATAAATCAACAGGTGAATGGACTGTTTGTGAAACACCTGTTGCTGATAGTGAATATAGATCGAAAGCATTATCTTTAGCAATTAATAATGCCAAAGCATTAGAAAATGATGAGCCATTTAAAAAATGTTACGAAGATATAGAAGAAACTTTTCGTGGTAAAAAAACTGGCAATAGAGTTTTGGGCACAGTATGTTCTTTCTGCCCATACAAACTTCCTTGTTGGGGAAGCAAAGTGCAATTGTTGCCACAGCAACAGTCGCAAGGTAAAAACCCTAAATGGGTTTGGTATACTGAAGTAAACAATCCGAGGAAAGATGAAAGTACGCAGTCGGAAATCTAAGGGTCGTAGACTTCAGGATTGGGTAGGGAGTAGTTTAAGGGGTCTATTTCCTACCCTGACCAATGATGATATTAGAACTGCTATCATGGGTGAGAGTGGTGCTGATGTTAAATTATCCCTTAAAGCTAAAGAAATTTTTCCATTCGATATTGAATGTAAAAATGTTGAAACATTTAAAAATGTTTACAAAGCATATGATCAAGCAAGTAATCATGGTAACTTACAACCATTATTGTTTATAAAAATAAATAGGCAAAAACCTCTTGTAATATTTAGTGCTGAACATTTTTTTAAAATTATTGGAGAACAAAATGTCAAAAAAGAAAAAGATATTTACCATAGATGATGCTATAAAAGTTATCATAACACCCTGGGATAAAGGGTTTAGTTGTGGTATACTGTTTGGTAAAAATGCAAAAGACTTAGAGTATGAAGAAGATATCTGTGCAATTATTGCAAGAGGTATGATTAAACATGCAACTCTAGATCCTCATACCACTTACTTACTTGGGTTAAAAGGTTTTGCAGAAGATAAAGCAAAGACAACAGTAAATGATATTTCTATACCATTACCAAATGAAGATGCACAATTTGATGAAGATAATGTTATAGATTTTTTAGAAGCATTAAAAAGAAAAAGAGATAAGGAGTTAAACTAATGGCAACACATTTAGTTATAGGTGATCCTCATTGCACACCTGGCACAAGCAATGAAAGATTTTTATGGGCAGGTAGATTAGCTAAAGATATAAAAGCTACTCATGTAATATGTATGGGAGATTTTTGTAGTGTAGATTCTCTATCGTCATATGACAAAGGTAAAATGTCTTTTGAAGGTAAACGTTTTAATAAAGATGTTGAACATACAGAAGATGCACTTGCAAAATTTAATAAAGGTTTAGGTAGTTACAAAGTTAAAAAGACTATGATATTAGGTAATCATGAAGATAGAATTGATAGAGTTGTACAGGATAATCCAGAGTTAGAAGGTACATTATCTATCTCTAGTTTAAACTATAAAAAATTTGGATGGAAGCAAGTTCCATATAAACAAATTAAAGTTATTGATGGTGTGCACTATGTGCATTATTTACCATCTGGAGTTATGGGCACATCTATATCAGGTGAAAATATAGCAAGAACTATTTTAAATAAACATAAAGTTTCTGCTACAGTAGGTCATTCTCATTTATTAGATTATGCAATATCAACTACACCACTAGGTAAAAAATTACATGCTTTATCTGCTGGATGTTACTTGACTCATAAAGAAAGTTATGCTAAAGGTACACAACACTTATGGTGGAGTGGTTTAATTATAAAATACAATGTTAATAATGGGACATATGATTTAGAAACAATGTCTATTAAACAGGTTAAAAAATTATATGGTTGATAATGTAAATTCACCAAGGCATTACTTGCAAGGTAAGCGTGAAACTATTGAAGTCATACAAGACTATATGACTAAGGATGAATTTGTTGGCTACTTAAAAGGTAATATAATAAAGTACGTTGGCAGATTTAAATTTAAAGGTAAACCATTGGAGGATTTAAAAAAATCACAGTGGTACCTAAACAAACTAATACAGGAGGTAGAAAAGTGGGAGCAGTAAAACAATGTTTAATAGAAGTTGAAGATGTTATTTCTGGATGTATGAGAGATAGACTAACTCTTTTGGAAACAGTAGAACATTGTAAACAACAATTTAAAAAAGAAGGTGTGTACAATCCATACCTTACTGATAAAAGACTAATTAAAAAAATATATTCATCTTGGACAAAAGATCCGAGTGGGGAGGTTATGATATAATGACAACAGCAGTTAGATTAAATCCTTTTTTTGACGCATTAGTAAAAAGGTACAACGCACAAATTGCAGAAGCAAGAGCAACAATTAATGTGTATTTAGAAAATCCTGCAGGTATAGGTGAGCACCCGCAGTTTATTGACGAAATAAATAAACAACTAGACAAATGGGCTGACGCTCGTGATAAAATAAAAATAATAATGGAGTATTACAATGACAATTAATAATAATATAAAAGAAAAAAAATATGTATTACCATCTAGTATTTTAAAAGAATTATTTAAATATTTAATGGCTAAACCATACGGAGAAGTAGCTACTGTAATGGGAGCACTTGCAAAACTAACAGAAATAGAGGAGACTACAAACAATGTCACAGAAAGAGAAAACAAAAAAAATACCAGATAGTATAAAAAATCATATAGGATTATTGTTTGAGTTAAAAATTGGTTTAGGTGCTAAAAATAATATAGTATTAGATTATGGCGGTAAACCTGTAGGTAAAATTAGAGAGGCATTAAAAGATTATAAGTATCATGGTAATCTATGTGCAGCAATTATAAATCATTGTAATTCAGTAGGTAAAAAACTTGAAGAAGATATTAAAAAATTACTTCAAACAATTTAGTTGGAGACATAATTTTATTATGGACTTTGCAGAAAAATTAAATTGTAAATTAAGTAACTGGTTTTGGAGTGTTAGATGGTCAGATCGTAGACATTATAACAGCCAAAAAAAAAGACGCTCATAGGGTGGTTTGAGTCCACCGAGCGTCTTGTGTTGCCTTGGGGGAGAGGGTGTAAAAACCCTCTCCTTTTAATTTTTAGGGGGTACCCTAGGTACCTAAAAGTAAAAAGAGGGCACTCTATGGCCTTCTCAGAGCCTTTTTTTTCTAGTAATTAGTGCCAGAACCCATAATTCCTTGCATCTGCTGATCCATAGGTTTTGATTCAGGTATCATTCTATTTGTCTGTATTAAAGGTTTTACTCTAGTATTATATATACTTGATAACACACCTGGATAGTTTTCATTCTCTGAATAAGGTGTTAGTGTTTTAAAAATTTTAGGTAGTGATTCTGATTTTTCAATACTGTCTCTAAATTTTTCATAAATAGGACTAGTTGATACTAGATTTATAAAACCTCTTATGCTGTCTTCACTATCTTCAAACTGTCTAAGGTTTGCACCACCTGATGTGGTTAAAAATGGCTGGTCTCCAACTGCTTTTATACCAAAAAAGTTATTAGCTCTTTCAGCTGTTGGTGCACCTGGAAATTTAAAATTACCTGTCTCTGTAATAGCTATAGTAGTGATTAAAGAAGTAGGTATCCTAGATTCAAGAGAACCTTCTGGATAAGTTTTTTTAACTCTATCCACTGTCTCTATAAATTTTTTTGCTGTGTTTGTTTCTGCCATACTGATATGTATAAAAATTATTGTACTAACAATTCCAAGCACGAAGTGCTTTATTAATTCTAGAGTTCGGATCATTAGCAACTTTTTTAGAAGTTAATTTTTTTTTCATGCCTTTCATTCTCGCACAAAATGAGGCACGTCTTTTATTTCCTACCTTTTTACTAGGTCTTTTTAAATTAGCACCAGTCGTTCTTTTAAAAAACTTACGACCTGCTTCATTTAATCCACCTGAGGGGTTTTGATATTTTTTTGCTACCATTATTTTTTCTTAACTGTCATTGCAGCTCTTCTAAAATTAGCAGCAGTAGGTGCACCCTTGTCACCTTTCTTTTTCATTTTACCACCACGTTTTCTTTTAGCATGAATGTTAGCGTATAGTCCTTTTCCTGGCATTATGCTTTACCTTTATTTTTTTTAGCTCTTAACATAGCAAAGTCTTTTTTAGTTAGTTTTCCGTCTTTGTCCATGTCTAATTTTTTTCTGTTACCAGTGACTTTCTTGCCACCGTTCATCTTCATTTTGTTTTTCATTTTCATTTTGTTTTTTATTTTTCCGTAATGTCCTGGCATTAGCTATACCTCCTGTATTTAGCTGTTTTTTTTGCAATGTTTTTTGGTTGCTTCACAAACTGTTTGCCCTTTTTTGTTCCTTTTCGCTTGGCTCTTGTCGTTGCCGCATACTCTGCAGCGGACAGACTTTTTATAGCTTTCTCTGGTAAATATCTTTCTCCAGTAACTGAAGATTTTTTGCCAGATTTTGTTCGCCATTTTTGTTTTGACCATGCTTTTAAACTTCTCTGACTTTTTGCTAAAGCCATTATGCTTTTCTCCCTTTTCTTATTGCTTCTTTTCCCTTCTTAAATATAGCTGCAACCTGTGCTTTACCCATAACTTTTGCACGTTGCTCTCCTACAGTTAAGATTTGAATTTTTCTAGCAAACGGTTTGTTAATTCTTTTAACTTTTGCCACAGTTTCTCTAGCGTCTGACGGAGTTGCAAACTTAATTCCGACAGTATCTTTAGGATTTTCATCTGTATATAACCTCCTACCTGAACCTTTTGGCTTTTTACCAGTTCCTACTTTAGGATCTCTTTTTTTTGCCATAAGATTTCATTTCTTTAATATGTTTTTTTATAATGTTAGATTGTTTTTTATGTAGCTTTGATGCTTTACCTAAAGCCTTTGCTACTTTATTTAATTTTTTTACCATTACTTGTACCCTCCACCAGCTGCTTTATATCTCTTCGCTAACATCTGGGCTTTTCTTGCTGACCATTGTCCAGGTTTTCCACCTTTTGATCCAGCCATAATAGCATTAAACATTCTCTTTCTCATACCTGGCTTAGTATAGTTACCTGCTTTATTTACTGTTGATTTTTTCTTCGCCATCTTTCATCTCCTTATATTCATAGTCATAACTGCCCTCTTCATTTTCGTCAGTTATCCATTTTGATGTATCTTCCACAGACCATATTTTAGTATTAACTAATCTATGTATAAGAGGTTTGCTTGGATCAGCTGCCATAGATGGATCAAAGATCCTTAGTCTATTGTTGGGTTGAATTGCATAGTTACCATCGTCTAATTCTATTACATGTCCACATTTGTGTTGATCTGGTTTTTCTGCATAACCAAAATCTAATTCATTATAATCACCAGCACACCAGTCTATAGTAAATAAGTATGTCCCTTCTCTTTGTTTTTTTCTTCTAGATGTGTAAATCATTTTACATCCTTGTAGTTGATAAAATCTAGTAACACTTACATTGTAACTAAATGAATCCCATAACATTAATTCATTTAGAGGTAATTCTTTTACACCAGGTTTTTTACAAAATGCTGATATAGGTGCTCTCCACCAAATACCACCATCTGTCATCATGTAATGAAACAATGGAACTTGTTTTGGTATAGATGTAAATCCAAATATTACACATTCAAAGTATTTATCATGAGAATCTTTTTGATCTCTAAGATAATTACCTCTAACATAACATTCTATTACAGGTATATTAGCATTTAAATACATATTATTTCATCCAATTAATTATGCCCCATATAGATATTAAAAAATACATAAGTTCCATACAGAGTCTAGGTTTATCATTATCTTTGTAAGCAAAATAAGACCAAGCTAAACATGATATACTAGCCATTGTCCATCCTACTACTTGATATAAAGACTGTTTAAATGTAGTCAATATCAACACACTAGCAAGTGCCGTAGCAAAGAATAACCAACGCTGTTGCATTTGCCTATCAATTTGCTAAAGGATTTTTTGAACTTGCTTTTATTTCTTTTATCTCTAATTCTAATACTTTAATTGTTTTATCAAGTATTGCTATTTCTTTATTTTGTTTTTCTATTTTTATATTTTGATTAGAAATTTCTTTATTAAGTGGTTTTAAATCTAGATCTGCAACTGAATTTAATTGTTCTTGCATTTCTCCATATTTTATAAACCCTGCACCAATTGCCCCTAACACACCAATTAATGCTGCAACACCTGCTAGTTGATCTTTTAATTTACCCATTTACTAATACCTCTATTTCATCTAATAATTTTTGTTTTTGTAATTTTATATCTGTTATTACTTTTTTAAAATTTACTATTGGATCTACTTCAATATAATTATTTAAACTTATATTTTTGTATATGTCTCTATTATCAGCTATGCTAACTTGATCCACGTAGATTTCTCTTTGTGGGTAAAATGGCATACTGTATAAAGTTAATAGATCTTGATTCTCTGTCATTGCTTTTATCCTTATTAAATTTTTTACTTCTAAATTTTTTCCTACATCTTTTATCTCTTCATCTACTTTATTTAATGCTGAAGCGATAGTGCTTTTTTTATTTTCTTTCGATTGTAAATTTTTTTGCTTTGTACTATTTTGTTTTTTAGTTGAGGTAGTCTTAGTAGTGCTGCTATTGGATTTTGTTTCGTTAGTTTTTTTTGTTTCATTTGATTTAGTAGCTGTTGGGGTGGTAGTTTTCTGTGTAACTTGTTGCGTAGGTTTTGGTGCTGCATTAGTTGTTGTAGCAGCAGATGTTTTTGTTACAGGGGATGATGGGGTATTTGTCTTTGCTACTGGTGCAGTTTGAATATTACTTTTAACTTTTACCTTTTCCTCTATTATAACCTTCTTTACTGATTCTGTCAAGGTCTTATTTACCTCATTTAATTCTTGAGTAACTGCTTGATTTAGTTGAGAATTATCATAGGTCATAAATAGATTAGCACCTAGCAAATTAGGACCACCTAATGTTCCTGGATTAGATTGACCATCTATACCAGTCCATTGCCAGTTAAATTGACTTGCACCTACATTATTAAATATTAATGTGTCAGTATATTTAAATGAGTTAGCCCCATATCCTGCATCATTATTTCTGTTCTGATTAATCTCTGATAATACAGAACCATTTGAGTCTAATATTTGTAGATGTGTGCTATAACTGTCTCTACCCACACCTCTGTTACCACACGCAAACGAAGAGTTAGCCCACTCACAATTTTGTACTATTGTATTACTCTGTAATGTAATACCATTATTTAATTTAGTTTGATTTGTAGTATCATCACCTGTTGTTATATTTAACAAAGATCCATTATAAGATAATGAACCTGTTCCTGTAACTTCTACTTCACTAGAAAAATTTCTAGCGTTACTTGATGTAAAACTATTAAAAGAACTTCCAATTTTAGGAACACTGTTATCAATACTTTGTGCAGATGATGCTCCTTGCCCTGCATTTGGTAATAAATTACCAGTTGTTATTTCTGCAGCATTACTCAGATTCACCGAGAGTAGAGTGAATAGTAGTATTATTAATTTTATCATCTGCTTCTTCTATAATTTTTAAATTTTTTACATAGGCATCATAGTCAGGTCTTAACTTGCCATACTTTTTCCATTCTTTTTTAGCAGCTTTACCTATCTTTCCCATGTAGGGGCATGGTGTGCCAGCCATTTCCATGGCGTGAAAAACTCTCGGGTCCTGGCAGAGCAATGATACTGCTGCAACTTTCATGCCTTGATTAGATAATTCTCTAGCTAATTTAATACGTTCACAATTTTTATCACGCATTCCTTTACCACCAGAAATACCTAGACCAAAAGTCTGAACTCCTGCACTAACACCTACGGAACAAACGTCAATTCCTGAACTAGGTACAGAAGGTGCATAAGCTGAATTGGGAGAACTTCTGAGGTTTGAAGTAGTATTGTTGGTAGTTGTTGAGTTAGAACTGGATCCTGATTGATAAGTTGTGCTGCTTGTATATCCTCCTTCGATGGCTGTGTTAGAGCCAGAAGTATTATTTTGAGTAGAGCCTCCATAAGCAACTCCTGTTAAAGTTAATAGTATAATTATTGTTATTAATTGTTTCATAGGGGTTTTATTTTGTTAAAGTTATTTTTTTCCGTTTCTAAATATCTGTGTTCCTTTTATACCAAAAATACTTGCAACGACAAGTATCCACAAATTAGTGAACCAACTTGGAAGAGTAGAAAAATATTCAAAAAATAATTTTACTTTTTCCATAGCTTCAGGATCATCTGATAAGACTGCCCAAGCTAAAACTAATATCGGGATTGTTAATATAATCAAGACGAACTCGTCTTTCCAGTCTGATTGTCTTGCTTCTAAAAGTTTACCCTGATATTCACTTTCACCACGAGCCATTTTAGCAGCGTGCAAATGCTGAGCATCAGCCATCATCATTTTTGTTTCTTGTTTCTTTTTATATATATGCGTTCCTGCTTGTAACGCCATCTTTGCTAAACTAAACCAAGCCATTTTCCTCCAGCCATTGCGGTACATTAAAAGATGGACACTCTTTTGTAGGTTCAACTTCGTAATGACCTATTATTTTTTCTATATCGTATTTTGATTTCATGTCTTCAATTAAATTTCTTAAACTTGCAAACTGTGCATCTGTAAAATTATTTTCCCATGACATGTTTTGATCTACACCACCAACTAAACATATTCCAATTGATGTGCCATTAACTCTAACAGCATGTGCACCTTGTAATTCATCTGATCTTCCTTCTTCTATCTGACCAGATCTTCTAATTACATAGTGATATCCTATAGTGTCAAATCCTCTTTGTTTATGCCAGTCTGTAATTTCTTCTACACCTACATCCATAGTTGGTTTTGTAGCTGCACAATGTATAACTATTGTATCTGTTGATTGTCTTGTAATCATATAACTTTTCCTTTACTGTTAACACACCAAATTATGTGCTCCATTATTCTTAAATCATTTTCTCTAAATTCAGTAGCTATTTTATCTCCAACTTCTTCTGCTCTTTTATAGCATTTGCTTGCACTGTATGTTTTACTATCTTCCCAAAAATTAAAACAAGATATACCCTTACTACTTTCAGGGTCAGCTACACATAATAATGCAAATATAAAATAAGTTTTCATGATAGTATATAAGTTAAAAGAGCTAAAGCTAATGCACCCACACCCCCAAGAAGAACATACAATAGAGTATCAAGTTTACTATGCATTTTATCTATGTCCTGGTGCATGTGTTTAAGGTGATTATTTTTTATTGAATGAATATCTTTTTTTAAACCTGTAATGTAACCATACAGTGCTATTAAATGTTCGCTTGTTGTTTTAGGTTGTTTAGCCATTAGTTAAATAATTTTTTCATTTGATCAGTGATTGGTTTTGGTTCTCTTATATCTGCTGATCCTATTTTTTCAAATATTCGCCCATATCTTTCTGATACTTTATTCATTTTTTCTAAAATGTTTTTTTCTCTTTTTAAATACTCTTCTTGATCAATTGTTCCTTTATTTAATTTTGTAGCTTCTAATCTTAATTGTTCTCTAAAACCTTTAATTCTTCTTTTAAACTCTAAGGCTTTACCTGCTGACAATTTGTCTAAATTTGCTTGATTAATTTTAACTCCAACTGATTGTAAAATTGCAACAAGCTCTGTTTGTTTTGGTTTAAATGCACTTTCTGGAGCAGTTCTTGCTTCTTCAATTCTTCTTGTGCTATAAGAACCTGGAAAAAAGGGAAAGTTAGGAACTAAGTTTGACCATATTTTCTGTCCTCTTAATGCCCAATCACTTTGAATATCAGCACCTGTTCCTTTTATTTTTCTCTCATTAAATAAATCATATCCAAACAAAGGTGGTATAACATCTCCAAGAATTCCAAAACTAGGTTGCAGTGGTAAAACAACACCAGGAAGTCTAGCAAAACCTCCAAAAGATCCTACGTCTAGTATATCTCCTCCTGGTACATACCTTTCAACATTTATATATACAGGATCTCCATCAATATTTCCAGGAACTTTTATATTTTTATATGGAAATAATGGCATTCCAAAAACTCTTCCTTTTAATCTTTCTGGCATACCTGCACGTTCTGCTTCTTCATCTCCCCCACCAAAATAATCACCTGCTGTATTTAGAGCATAACCATAGGCAGCCCATTTAGCAAACTTCCAAGGTCTTAAAACTGCAGTTTCTCCTAAAATGGGTACAACCCTATAAGTGTAAGCTATAAATGGAGTTGCAGTATTTCTCATTGCATTTATAAAAGGTGCATTAATATCATAATCAATAAATGATTTTTTAGCATCTGCTGCTGCATCCTCCACGCTATACCCTTTTCTTAATCTATCTCTAAATAATGCAAGTCTAAATACGTGATCTTCATATCGGTATAGATCTGTTGCTTTTTCTGCAAATGTTTTTAAACCTAATCC